GTACTTCCTACTTGGTCTTTTTTCGCAATATTCACATTTAAAAGCGGTCATTTAACTTGGTAATTTAAACTGTTTTGAATAAAATAATCCACCACTTTTTCTAATCACAAAATAGAATATTTCAATGGTTAATTTAGAAAAATGCTTCAATCCCCACAACCTCATCTCATCGTCTGCGAACTTTCTTGCTTCAAAGATATGAAATTCGTGTTTAAATAATTGACTTTTTTTATCGACGTATAAAAAATCGTGAATCAAAAAAACTATCGAATTTAATTTTACGTTTGGAAACAGCCACCAAAGCCATTTTGGTATTGATGCTCCATCCCAAATAAAGCCTTCAGGAATATTAATAACCGAACCATCCGACAAATTCACTTCTAAATTAACAAGCGTTATCCAATGGCGTGGATATTTCTTTGATACGGTTATTTTAGCACACCATACATCTTTTGGTTCGTCGAATAGGTTTATTTTCATTTTGTACTAGCTAATTGAAATAAGGCGTTTGTTTGTTCGGTTTTTAATCCTAAAGCAGTTGCCATTTGAATTAGTTTAGGGTCGTTTATTTCAAACAATACTGCATAATTCCATAGCGTATGAAAAGTTTCTTTAATCACTCCATTTTCCATTGAATCAATAGCTGAATCAACTGCGCTAGGCATAATTCCAAAGTCAATCAAAGCTAATCTTAACTGCATATTTTTTACTGATTGCACTTCAAAACTAGGTTTTACTAACTGATAAAATTCAGGTAAATCACTTTCCGAAACCTCGAATAAATCGGGATGTACTACCAATGTTGGATGTTCCTCAATTACACCGTTATAGTCGCTTAAATCTACTATTGTATAACTGTTTGTACCTACTGAATTAATTTGTCTTATATGTTTCATTATGTGAAATATTGAATAGTTAATTGAACATTCCTAACCGATATTGCAGAACCGTGAGTTACTACTATTTCATATCCGTTATTAGCAGAATTTCGTCTTAATAAGCAATATCTGCCAGCCGAAGCGGGAAGCGTTGCTCTGTCTAAAAACATCATTCCACTACCAAAAGCAATAATTTCAGAAGCACTTGTAAATCCTGTTATGTTTTTAGGTGTTGGCCAGTCGGGGGGTAAAGCAATTGTAACTTGTTGATTAGTTTGTGCATTTGTGTAACTTAAACTAATTCTGCCATTCACTTCTTTTCCGATTTGTTGCCATTCGTGAGTGTTGTTTAATATAACGGTTGGTGCGGTTGTTCCCCAAGTGATAGTTCCTGTATACGCTTGTTCGGCTACACTTTTAAAAACTTGTTCAGTAGGCAAAGCTGTTGATGCTGTGTTGTTTGCTAGAACAGTGTATGCACCTTGTGTTGAAGCTGTTGGCGGGTCTACCTCAACGTAGTTTGTTCCATTACCTTGCAATATTTTACCATTGGTTGCTGTAGATGGATATTTTGAAACCGTTCCTAATAAATCAGTAATCTGTTTTTGTAATTTTCCAAAAGCAACTAATACAGTATCGGTAGAAACTATTGCTCCACCTGTTAAAAATGAAATACCAGTCAATACAGTTGCTAAAACTCTTGCGGTTGTGAAATATAAATTAGTACTGCCTTCTGGAAGTGTGTCTGTATTGGTTGCTCCGCCTGTTCCACCAACTTGTTTCCATCCACTTTCCTCTACATCCCAAGAATAATTGACTACATCCGTTGCTCCAACTTCGTTTACTTGAGCATAGTCTCCAGCACTCGCCGTTGGTAACGCTGTGTTTAAAGCAGTTTCAGAAATAAAAACCCCTTTAAAGTGTTGCACATAATCCGCAGCGTCTAATTTTAAATCAATCTGCCCTTGCAAAGGTGCTGTAACGCCTTTTACATTAGTTAACTCACTAGGAGTAGGAAAATCGTTTGTATCTGCAAAAACTATTTCTCCATTGTCTGATATTAATGCTATTGTAGGCTGTGTAAGGTCAAAAGTTGCTTGGCTTTGCTTTGAATTTATGTTTGAATCAACTTGTTCAAACTTATCCCTTAACTTTCCTTTACTCGGCGCAACTCCAGTAACTCCATTCCAAGTAATTGAATCATAGGCTTCATTTGAAACCTTTGCATCGGCTATTGTTTGAACTTGTGAGGCTGTTTGAAAATTATTAATCAAACTATCGATAGCATCTTTCGTATAACCAATTACCCACGCTAAGCCTTTTCTAACGTATGCGTTTGCGTTGTTTGGTGCGTCAGGTATTCCACCGCCAAGTCCAGATAAGGGTTTCCAAACAATATCATAATCATTGTCAGAACCTTTTGTAGCAACCTCATCAGTCAATCCCCCAGCAGGAAGTCCGTGTCCTATTTGTCCAAGTTCAGAAATAGTTTCCTCTTGAATAATAACCTCTTGAACTATATTGCTAGAGGAATCAATTATAGTCTGTTCTATTACCTCTGTTATCATATCGTTGATGTTACTGTTTGAACTATTCTAAAGTTTTTAATAGAACTTATTAATCTCGTGCCGTTGGGAAAAAGAATCTTATAATCAAAGATATAATTTTTCGCAGGATAGTTCATATTCAAAACAGGCATATACACGAATTTACCTAAGTTTGCATTAGGCATTGTAATATCGTGATTAGAATTGTCGTCTGTGTCAAATGTAAACCTAGAAACGCCTGTCGCTTCTTCTTTAAAGTCTGAAACAATCCTTGCGCCTGTCAAATCAATAGGCTCTTGAACACCGCTGTTAGGTGCTGTTTCTCTTGTAAGTGTTACCTCAAAACCGTTCCAAGTTTGTCCTTTTTTGTGGTCTGCTATGTTTGCCATATCTTTATTATTATGTTATCCAATTTGTACCGTTGTGAAATACCTTGCAAACTACTGCACCACCACCAACTACAACTCCTAAATAAGTAGGTGTCAAAGCATCTGTAACGTAAGCCTCGTCGCCTTGTGTCCCCGTTGGAAGTGTTGCTACTGTGTATTGGGCTAATTTTAATGGCTTTTGTAAAATTACTTCTTGAAATATAGATTTACCAGCAGTAACTTCAATCGCTCTAAATCCAACTAAATCAGATGTTAAAATAGGATTTATATAAATACCTCTAAATATAGATGTAGACGTACCTGTTTGATTAATAGTTGGGGATAATGCCAACATATTAAAAACCGCAGAACCACTAGAAACAGTAAGCGTTTTTGCTAAATTCAAAGCATTCTTAGAAATCGTAAAAGCTGTAGATAAATTTCCAATGGTAAAATTATAGTTATTATTACTGTTGTCAAAAAGTAAATCTGTTCCTGAACCAGAACCGCTATATTGACTAGCTATAACTGTACCTGCACCTAAATTAAGTTGAGAAGTTGTTGTGTTGAATGAAAATTTACTTGTTCCAGATGTGTTTTTAAAATCTACATCTCCAAATACCGTTAATTTTGAACTAGGAGCAGTTGCTCCTGTGCCTATCCCCACATTGCCACTATTATTATTAGCTATATCATTAACTGTTTTAGTCCAATGAGAGGCTGTTGTAACATCGTCTAAATGAGCAATAGTGCCTGATTTATCTTGAAGTGTATAGGTTCTTGAAGCTGTGTTATTGTTTAAGAAAAACGAACTAAATGTATTGGCTACATTTCTCAAACTAAACATTCCGCTCAAGAAAGTCTTAATTCCTGAAATAGTTTCGTTGCCCGATAAATGCACTACTGCGTTGTCGTTGGCTTTTAAATCCAACTGCCCTTTATTAACCGCTTCATCCGCTTCTACACCATCTGGAACAACAATAGGTGTTGTAAATACAGCATCCGCCAAAGGAGCTAATCCTGAAATGTCTTCTATAACTTTTACCCAATCACTACCTACCCCAGGTTCAGAATTTGCACCAGTTTTGTTTTGATAAACAATATCGTTATAACTTACAACTTCATTTACTTTATAAATCTTGTTGGAATTATAAATTGAACTACCGTTGGTTAAAATCAATTTATTTGACATCTTTTTCCTTTTTAGGTTTTACTTTACTTTCTGATTCGTCTATTAAATCCTCTTTGGGTATGATTTTTTCCTCCTCCAAATTTTTCTTAAAGTTATCTTCCCAACTTCCCATGTTCAACAATTCACTAGCCTGTTCTCTTGAAATCAATTTTAATTTTAACATCAACTCTATTGATTTTGCTTCTTTTAACGGGTCTATATGTGGCATATTTTTACCAATAAACCTACATTGTGAGAAACTTTCAGTTACCATAAAATTGTCGATATTATCAACGTAATTTGGTGCTTTTATCTTGTTGGTTAATATTTGATATTCCAACCACAATTTATAAAATGGTATGTAAAATTGATTGGCAAAGTTTTCTCTTTTTATCGAAATAATGTAACCAAAACTATTGATGGCTGCTCTCGATGCAGAATAATTTGAACTGTATTTTTGCATTGCAACTTCTGGAGGTATGTCTTGACCTGCACTTATTGAGTCAAAAACATTACTTTGAAATTCTCCGAAATTAGTTTCAATATCAGTAGAAAACTGTTTTATTGTTGATCCTCTAACTAGAACCTCGTACTAAATTTATTGTTTGATTTGATGTTGTTTCTGTAATTCTATTTGCTAAACCATCTGCTAACATCATTGGGTCAACATCAGGAAGAACAACGCTTCCAGCTCTTCGCTCGTTTACAAATTTATCAAAAGGACTTTCTCCTGTAGAATCTTTATCATGTTCTATAAAGTTTGCTATTTTAGCAGCTTGTTCTGCTTTTCCGACTGCCGATTCTGTGTAACGGTCTAATTTGTTTATTTTCTCTAATGATTGTGATATTGCAGGAACGCTACGAATATGGTCCGGGCAAATCTTTTCTCCCGAAATAATCCAAGCTAATCTTTTGCCTGTTTTAGCACCATAAGCGGGGATTCTTTCGTACTTGTCAATTAACTCCTTGCTTTGTGGTTTTACGTTTACATAGTAAGCTATGTGCTTTCCTCTTGGGTCTATTTCTATTCCGTGTTCTATACGGTTTCCTGCTTCTGTGGCTTTTGTAAGATATTCATCGTCAAGACTAGGATTACGAATATGCTCTCCCGAAACAAATTGCGCATTAATTCCGTTTTTATCATAACGAATAATGCAAAGAGTGTCGCCCCCAAGATAGCTTCCCTGAAAAAAATCCATAGCCAACTGATGCAGGTTTTTTTCTTTTAAAAAATCACATTCTTTTGAATTGGCATAAACCATAAATCTTGATTCTACATCTTTTTGAAACTTTGCAAAATCTAATCCTGTAATTCCCTCCGATTCCAAAACGTTTCTGTTTGGTTCACATTGTAACTTCAGTCCTGATCCAATGGTCCAATAAAAATACTTTGAAGCAAATGTTTTGACAATATCTTTGGTAGCATAAGCATCATAAGATCGTAAACGCAATCTATCGTAATCAGGAATATTCCTTACTACTGCACCCAACTCCCCTAACGTTTTTTCTCCGTCCCAAGGTTTGTTTACAACCGGGTATCTCCATCCAAAAAAGCTATTGTTATCTTGATAAACAACGCTTTTTGCTTCTTTTTCAAAAAAACTATATCCTAATATCTTCATAATTTATTTTATAAATTCCCACCTCTTAATACTGAAATTCGACCATTGCACTGGTTTTTATAATATTGTCGTGTTTTTATTAAACCATCCATTGCTTTATTCATATCGGTAATACTTCTATAATTAGAACGAACTCTCATCATACTATCATCAACTTCTAATTGGGTCAAATGTCCGTTATCCATGGATGTCAAAATTGCCAATTCTAGTTTTTCAATCAAAATATCATAGGTTTCAACTTTGCCGATAAGTTTAGATTTTTCCTCGACAAATTGTGATATAGTCATATACTCTGTGTTCATAAATCTTATTTTTATTGGTTAAAACAAAAAAAGAGTAGCCACAATTACGCAGTTACTCCTTTTGGTATAATTAACTATCTGTGTCATCCCGACATTGATTGATTATTTTCTCTACAAATATATAAATAT